CGCTTGTGTCACCGCTGAAACGCCCCTGAAAGAAAGAGTGCAAATACTGGAGGACTTTGAGGCTGGGAAGATCAATGCGCTATGCAATGTAGCCGTATTAACTGAAGGCTGGGATGCGCCTAGGACAGACTGCATTGGCCTGCTCAGACCCACTAAATCACTGGGACTTTATGTGCAGATTTGTGGGCGTGGTATGCGGCCATGGGAGAACAAGAAAGATTGTTTGCTTCTCGACTATGGGGAGAACATGAAACGCCATGGATGCATAGATGTGGCCACCCCAGAGCGCAATAAGACTGGGGAAGAGTTGGATGAAAACGATGGCATATGGATATGCGACTGTCTGGCAGTAAACGATTCTTTGTACAGAGAATGCATTGAGTGCGGTCAACCGAAACCTAAGAGGATTGAGCCGGAACTTCTTGAACCAGTCGCTCAAGAAAAGGAAGCCGCTGAGACAACCATCGCTGCTGAAGGTAACGTCCTGAGTGACATGGCTGATGAGAAGTTCAAGCCAGTTGAAAAGCAAGTCAAGGTAACAAGAATATGGGCAGAGCAATCTATTTCTAAAAACAACAATCGTTATTTAAAGATTAACTTTAAATCACCAGAACAGTACTGGCCTTACTCTCACTCAATGATGATTGAGATGAGAGGTAAACCAAGACAGGTGGCAGAGAGGCAATGGATGAAGATGTCACGAGGACTGTCTACTCTTCCTTATGCTGTGTCTACAGCGGAAAGAATAGTTAACGAAGATAAAATCTTTAGTGAAGTTAAAGAGATAAGAATTAGAAAGGAGGGTAAGTACTGGAATGTCATCAATGTATATTTTTGAAAAGATGGATCAATGGATTGAAGAAGACAACGACAGGTTTAGACAGCACCTTGGCATGAGCGGTATAGGTGATGACGATGAAAGGAAGAGTTGGCTTAACTTTAGATGGTCTTTACCTTCTCCGTTCAAGGGCAGGATGCTGAGACTGTTTGATCTGGGCAATCACATCGAAGATCAAATGGTAGATTTCATAACCAAGAGTGGGGTCATTGACATCTCTGCTGTAGATGCGCAGGGAAACCAGTATCGAGCGTCCTTTATTGGCGGACATTTTGGGGGAAGCTGCGATGGATTTGTAAGGCGAGTCCTTGAAGAGAACCCGGATGAGGTTTTAGTGTTTGAATGCAAGTCAGCTAATGACAAGCGATTCAAAGAACTGGAAAAGATGGGTGACTACGAGGGCTGGTCTAAGTCTTATCAATGGCAGTTGCATTGTTACATGGGTTGCTTTGGATTGAAGAAAGCACTGGCAGTTGTGGTGAATAAAAACACCAGTGAGATCTACTCTGAGATAGTTGATTTCAATCCTCATATCTGGGAAGAAGCTCAAGAGAGAGCAACTAGAATCATAACTTCTGATAGGCCACCTGATGGTATGCATGAACGTGATTGGAGGCTCAAGAACCAAACGCCTCAGTATCGTGAGACTTATCTTGGCAATCGTTTACCGCCATCAGTCAACTGTCGTAACTGTAAATCCTGTAGTCCGGTCATAGACGGCACTGATGCCGCTTGGTTCTGCACTAGAAGTAACCGCAACCTTACCCTTGAGGAACAAAAGAAAGGCTGTCCTGACCATCTGTGGAACCCTCACATGGTAAAAGCAGACATGATTGAAGAAGAAAGCACTGAGGACATGGTGGCTTATCGTGCTGGTATGTGGAGATTTCATAATGTCATTGCAAGTTTGAAGGGGGAGATGAAGTTCACGAGCTCTGAGATGCGTGAGCTTTCAAAAACAAACTATGACTTTGTCAGAATGAAGGAGATGCTTGAAGCGAGGAATCAGTTTGATGGGGAGTTCACCCAAATTGAGGTAACTGACGAAGATAATACTCCGTTTTAGGTTGCTCTCTGGGATCTTTAACTATTTGAATGACTAGCCCTGGATACAGGGCTTCGACCAGTTTCTTCTTCAACGTAAACACCTGAGTGATCACACCCTTGGTGTCCTCTACGATAACATCTTCTCCGCATCGATACCTAAAGTCCGCAAAGTATTTGCAGATCTTCTTCCCCTCCACAACACACTCATAGGGAACCTGCACTTCCAAGTCGGATATCTCCCCACGGTCTTGCATGCCTTTAAGGATTTTGTATCGAGCCCCTTCAAGTTTAGAGTCGAATCTGATGCCATCATACTCAACTTTCTTTGCGTAGTATTTGCTTTTACTTTTTCGTTTTGGAATCAATCATCTAGACCAAGCATTTTGTTTATCTCTTTCTGCCTCAAAGCGTCACTCGCTCTTTTATCTTCGCTTGATGATAACTGACTTCCCTCAGACTTGTCACTAAATAAACGTAGATTCACTCCTTGACCTGGTACAACTTGAGGACGCTGTATTTTAGGAGATAATTGTTGACCTATTCTCTCGCTATAATCTTTATACATCTCAGTCATGCTTGGCACATTTCTTACTTTTGTTTTATCTGTTCTATAAGCATCGTAAAAAATGTCAGGAGGAGGCTCGTAAGGAATGAAAACATTGTTAACAACATTCTCCCAATCAGCCACTCCAGCCTCAGAAAGTATTCTAAATATTTCTTGGTTTTTTACGCCAAGATATTGAGCGTCATCAACAGCCACAGAAAGTTCTTTCAATGCTTTAAATCTAATTTCGTTTGCTTTTTTGTAAGCGTTTAAAAATTCTTCAGGAACTCTTTTGCCATAAGCTCTTCTTAATCTTTGTAGTTCGCTAGACGCTGAACGAACTTCACTCGCTGCTTCTATAGCTTGATACCTTAACTTTGTTTCTATGTTTAACTTTGTATTTTTTAATCCTCCCATTGCCTCAGTCATCTCCCCAAAGAAATCTACTTGAGTTCCTCTTTCACTAACTCTGAAACTTGGATCTACTAACTTGCTTTCTACGAGAACTGATCTGGGGAGATCTCCAACTTGAAAAGCTCTAAACCCAAAGTCAGCCGCTTTCTCTCCTAAACTTCCATCACCAGGTATAGATTCTGCTGCTTTTAAAAAACTTGTTCTTGGATTTAATTTAACAGGAGAGATTGTTGGTATAAGACCATTAAATATGTGAGCTATTCCGGCATAAACTTTTTCACCAACACCTATGTTTGGATTGTCATCCCAAACTCGTGTTCCGAAACGAGTTTCTCCATTTCTGGTGAAAACATCTAGAGTTCTCTCTGTAATCATTGATTCTCCCAAGAAGGGAGAGAACATGTCTTGATACATTAATTCAAAAGAATCAAAAAGTATTTTATTTAAATCTGCCTCTGTGGTTATACCGTTATCCACCGCTTGTTGAACAGCGGCAAACGGTCTAGTTAAATAATCGTAAGGCATTGTGTAAGATAAATTGATTACCTCTTTTATGTTGCCTTCGTCATCTGTACTAACAGGCAAAAGCGTTGCTGTCTTTTCCCATGGCCATGCAAAAGACCTTTTAAATGCAGCTATTTGCTCTTGATTTGCGCCAGTGACAGCCATCCCAACAGACACTGCGCCTGCTGGTATAGCGGTGGTGACTGCTCCAAACCCCAATAGCCTTTCCATTCCTCTGGCTCTCATGTAGGGATTTTCACTTGATATTTCTTTGATTGACTGGCCAAGAATGTTGGCACTCGTTCTTATTATTTCAGCAGGATACGCAATAAAGTTACCAAAAGGAGTTCGTCTAATCATGTTCACGATCTCAGGAACTCTTTCGTAGTTAGGAACAACATCTCTAGTAATTAAAGCTGCTTCTTCTTGAGCAAAATCTTTGATAGCTTGTTTGTTTTTAAGATCAAAGATATTAAAACTTCCTAGATTTTCATCCCTAACCCCAGCCCTTTTAGCTATAGCTCTCTGCTCATTGGTAGTTGCTCTTACCATAAACGGAGTATTTTTTACTTGAGAACTTCTAATTGCACTTAATATTTTTTGAGATTCTGTTTCGTAATTAAAGATTCTCCAAATATCATCACCGCCCTGATATAGCCTAGTCATAATATTGTTTTGAGTGGATTGCATAAACTTAGAAGAGAACAGTTTTCCTGTCGCACCACCTGCTTTAGCGGCTTCATCAATTAAACTATTTAATTCGCCTAACTGTGCTTGCTGTCCTACGATTCCTCTCTTTGAATACTCTTCAAACTTCTTTTTTCCAGTAGTGTCTTTGGGGAATCTTTTCATTATATTAGATCCGACAACAGTCCAAGCCTCAGAAAAAGTGTGCATGTTTGGAAGATTGCCGTTAGCTATAGCAAAACCCATGGCACTGGTGACGTTTCTTATTTGACCTGTAGGATTGTAAACAGTCTTTCCCATTTGGCTTATACCTTTTAAACCAAGAAAAGAACTGTACGCTGCGCCAAGCACAGGGACATTTTGATACCAGCTATCTCTATTTTTTTCTAACGCTTGCAGATAACTTTTTTTGATATACTTATCTTTGAGCGGCCCATATCCCGGTCCTCTCAATTTTTCATAGTCTTGACTGCCTGGAGGAGGGAAGTCTAAAAATATTTTATCTTTTAAAGTTTTATTATAATCATCAAGGTATTTAATAAAGTTACCTTTGGTGATTATGCCAGCTTGCCTACCCATGGTTTCTTTTGCTTTAACCATGAGATTAGCTTTTCTTTCATCGATACTTAATTTTCTTCCTGCGATTGTAGGGTTAGCAGTATACTCGCCTAAGTAATCTCTTATGGCCTGAGAGTTCATGGCTCTGCCTTTTAAAATACCATCGTTTACTTTGGTGAGAACTTGATCCTCAACAATATTTTTAGGATTCAAACTAGAATTTAAAAACCCTTTTGCGCTTGTAAGCTCAAACAAACTTTCACTTATTTCTCTTTCACTAACTTCTTTGCCTGCTCTTCTGTTTGCTTCTTTAATTGCTTCAATCGCTTTCTCTGCTTGTTCTCCGGTCGGTGACCATCCTGGGTCTAGGAATGCTCTGTATTGTCTTGTCCCATATAAACCAATCTGTGCGCCCAAAGTATCTTTGGCTCCCTCTGGCAAAAACTCAGGTCTTTTTTGTATTCTGGTGCTGTATTCGTCAATGGTGTCACGAGCTCTTTTAGCTGCTCTGAACAAACTAAAATCAGAATCTATACCGTCAGCAACTTTACTAAGATCTCCTGCATTTAAACTTAAATTAACCTTTTTACTTTCTGGTAACCATCCTAGTTTTTTATCTGTCTCAATTAATATTTCTGCTGCTTTTCTTTGTCTCTCTCTACCTATAATTTGCCCTGCGCTTCCTTCCTCCACAATATCGTCTATTGGAAAAAGATAATCATTTAATGCATCCATGATGTTCTTTTCTGCCACGCCATTTTCTTTTCCTGTCTTAAAAGCCTGAGACATGGTGTTGTTAAGTTCATCTAAAGTTATTTGGTTTTTGAAAGCTAAAGCAGCAAATTCTACAGACCTAGCATCTCTAATTTCTGCTACTTCTTTCGTTGGCAGAGCGCCTCGATATCTAAACAAACCAAGAGTTTTATCCAAAGCAGGACTACTTTGAATTAATTTATCCATGCCCTTAGATGCATTGTCAGAAAAATCTTTGACTGCTTTGAATGTTTGATTGACTCCAGGGACTTTAGCACCAACCTCTGCAACACCAGAAAAGGTTGCGCCTATGGCTTGAAATAATTTTGGAATACCAAGTGTGATAGCACTGGCTTCAAGACCAATCTTTCCCTTGTTAAGAAGTGCTTGATAAGCTTTTTCTTGCCCTTCTAAATGCTGAAGATCTTTAGTTAAAGTTGGACCGACACCAATATATAAATCGCCTAAACTTTCCATGTCCTCAGATGCAACGACTGCTTCTCCAGTTCCTAGAGCAACTACTTGAGCCGCTTTGCTTGCACCTTGAGTTGCTTTAAATACTATTCCAGCAGGCAAACCAAACTGAACTAATGCTTTAGTTAGATCTGCAGAGAACCCCAGTCCTTCAATATCAGGAGCATAAATTTCTTGAATAGCATTTGCTCTTCTAACAACTTCCTCTCCTAACTCTTCTTGTCCAAGAGCTTGAAGACCATAGCCCACTGTTGACTGTATGTTTGTAGGAATTGAAACCAGTCCGTTTAATATACCTCTACCTGCAGAGCCAAAAGTCCCTATGTCTTCTTTTTCAAGCTCTTCGCCAGGATTATATTCTGGTCTAGTTTGTTTTAAAATTAACTCGTTTTGTTTCTTTATAGCTAGATTTTTTTCTCTTAGAGTGCGAGATATCTCGTTAGGATCAGTATCATCTGAAAACGCTACGCTACTACCATCTTCTAAATACCTCCAGATAGCCATTTTTTATGGAGACTGTTGTTGTTTGAGTTTATCAATTGCTGTTAAAGTTGAACCCGGACCTTCTGATTTAAGCAATTCGTTTATTCTGTTCAAGAAAATTGCCATAATTTTTGGATCTGCTTTAAGATCAGGATTGTCTCCTAATGCTTTTGCTATAGACAATAGTTGATCTCCACCCTCTTGAGCGGTAAACAAACTGGTTAATAATTTTTGTTCATCTTCTTTGTTAAGAGGCACACCAATTCTTTCTCTTATATCTACGATGGAACCAAAAGCTCTTTCTATATCACTTTTACTTTTTTCTATTTCAGCTTCTTGAAGTTTATAGCCTTGCATTCCCTCCATAAACTTTTGTGCATCTGTCTTAGGCGGCTCAAACAAATCAGTTGATGAACCCATGTTAACTAAACCAGCCAGCACAGCAGGATCAATATCACTAGAAAATTCTTTTACTTTTCCAAGAGCGTTACTTAAATAGTCCGTTATTCTAGAACCAAATGTTGTATCGCCTCCGTCACCACCACCACTACTGTCTTTGCCATCAGTCACTTTAGGTTTAAGATCAGAAACAGTGCTAACTGTCTCTACAGGCTTGCCATCTTCACCCACCATAAGATTACCAGCACCTAATAATCCTGCACCGACTAATCCTGCTGTTGTTGTTTTAGGATACCTAGAAAATATATTTCCAGTTGGGGTAGTTGTTTCATCAGCATCTAAATCATCTTTTTTATCATCTTTTTTATCATCTTTGTCTTTATCAGTCTTATCAGTTCTTTTAGTAGATGATGCAAGTGTTTTAGGTGGCTCCGGTGGATCATCTCCA